GGTTTAAAATTTGAGTAAAGTTAGTTAGAACAAACAACTAATATGGAAATATTTTCCTGAGTCGGTGCCGATGTGGGTGAAAATATACTAGATTGGTTGGTTAATATTTTGCATGAAAAAAGTACGAGAAATTTTTAAAAAGGTGTTGACATTTTTCATGTTAAGTGGTATTATATAATCACAGAAAGGAAAAAAACTGAAAGGAGAAAGAAAATGAAAAAGTACAGAGTAGAATTTACAGAAGCAGAAAATTCAGCATGTTACACGGGAGAATGGTATTCAGAAATTACCGAAGCAGATAGTTATGTAGATGCATTTGACAATATTAAACAATTAATGATTGAAGATGACGTAGAACCAGAAGAATTTATATTTAGAGCTAAAACAGACGAAGATACAGAATGGGTTTATGATTAAGGAGGTATAAAATGGACGCTATTAAATATTTAAAGAAAAGAGATATCATGTGTGCCACATATGATTGCGCTACATGCCCATTAGGTGAAGGTGCAGCCGAACATTTATTAATTTGTAGAGATTTTGAAAATTTATATCCTGAACAAGCCATTGATATCGTGCGTAAGTATGGGATGAATGACAACGAGGAAAAATTCAGAGCTATTTGGATTTATCTTTCGATTCATCCTGAAGCTACTATAAGGGACGCAATAAGACAATTAGATGATGACCCTAATGAAATTAAAAATGCCGATTATGCATGTGAAGAAGTAAATGGAAATTGCGATTTATGTCCTCTCCCTGAGCGTGTATGTTCTGGTAAGGATTCATTATACAAACATTGGTTTGCCGCATCAGACCTGAATGTTAAATCGGAATTAGCAAAAATAATATCTGCCAGTGAATGGAAGGTGAGGAACGATGATTAGAATATTAGATAATTCATATACAGATTATGAAAAAAGATGTTTAATAAGTTTATGGCATATTATGATACAAGAAAGAGACATACATTGTAAATGCCGCAGTGTTGGGTGTGATAAGTGTGCCATGAAGAGACTTTGCGTTGATTTAGATGCGTCATATGAATGGATGGAGAAAAATTATGACAAAGATTAAAATATATATTTTAGTTATATTATTTATACTATACATGTCAATACCAAGCACCTTAGAAAACATTTGGAGGTAATAAATGTCAATTTTAATAGAAAAAATAAAATTTGCAATATCGTATTGTGAAGATATACAAGCGATAGTTGAGTTATATGGATATATCGTAAGATGTCTTGATTTGAATGATAAAGAAATGGAAGAATTAACACATGCTGTTGTTTTAAAACTAGAATATTTATGTGAGGTATCATAATGAATTTAATAACAGGATTAGAAAAAATTTACAAATGCAATAATGTAAATAGTGTATTAGAAATTTACCAAGAAATAATTCTCGGAATATATACACAAAAATGTCAGATACCCGACTCGCTTCCCTTCAATGAAGCGGTGCGCCTTTTAATGAACGTTGTAGAATTAAAAATAACTTCAATAATTGCTTTAACACTTATTGACGAATCATAATATTCATGCTAAAATAAACATGTAATAAAAATTACACTAAAATTTCATAACTGCTTCCGGCGGCTGTGAAGGCCGCCAAACATCTGTGGGTAGTTCAATAGGCAGAACAATCAATCGTAAAGCGGCCGTATGTTAAAAACGATCGTGACCGTGACCTGGGCGAGTTGAAAAGATGTGGGTTCGAATCCCACCCCACTGGCCAGCACTAAAAAGGAAAGGAGTGATAAAAGTGCCAAGAAAAAGAATAGTAAGCAGAACAATTAAGACAACACAGGGCGAAGCGTTAGCAGTGGACAAAGAAACACGAGAGCTGGAAAGTGTGCCATTTGTATTAAGTGGTCATTATGAAAATTCCGACAAAATGGTTGAGGCATTAAACCAGCGCAATGATGGTTATGTTTACACTATAATTCAGGCATACCATTTTGAAAGCGAAAAGTATGTAATGCCAGAAGATGAATTTATAGCACACAGTGAAATTGAAAGAGAGTAAGTAAAGGAGATTAAAAAATGAGTGAGAGAAATTATATGGTTGAGATTATTGAAGCGAGTAAGGATTTGACAGCGAGGGAGGCAATTAAATTGAAAGATACAACGGATGCAATTAAATTAGACGATGCTATCGAATGGGACGGAGCCATCACATTGGATGTAGATATGTACGCTGAATTGTTGGTTCACAATAGTAAATCTGAAAAAGAAGAATATCCACTGTATATTGTTATCGCAACAGACGGCAAGAAATATTACACAGGTTCCAATCCATTTTGGACATCGTTTAAAGATATTATTTCTGAATTAGAGAAAGCAGGTGAGGAATTGACTGGTATAAAAGTATATAAGAGAGATTCGAAAAACTATACTGGTAAACAGTTCATAACCTGCGGTATAGAATAAAATAACATCATCTAACCGCCATAATATTATGGCGGTTTTTTAATCCCAAAGGAGGCAGTCATGAGAACAATTAATCAACAATTATGGTCTAAAGAAGTAAGAAGAATCAGAAATTTTATAAAACGCGCAAGCAAACGTGGTTTTGAATTTGACGCAAATATAATCCCAGAAATGCCTAAGCGTGTAACGAAAAAAGCGTTACAGGAATTAAGAAGACAGACAACGCCAAATAGGTTATATATGAAAGCTACCTACCATTTAGCAAGTGGTCAAACAACTACAGGCCTGCGAGGTAGACAAATCGAAAGACAGACGGTGGCAAGAAAAGCGGCACGTACTAGAGCCGAAAAAGCAAAAATTAAACTACCTTCCCAAGGTAGATTAACGTTAGATAATTTTTTAAGAACATTTACCGAAGTTGGGTTTGACACAACATGGTCAGCATATATGCGAGAGATGAAAACCGAAGATAGAAATAGAGCAATAAATATGGTTGAAAGAGCTGTAGCGCAATTTGGGGAAGAAGTTGTTGCGCAAAGAATACAGGATAATGCCATGCGTATAAGCGAATTAGCTGAGCGCATCGCATGGGATAGTAAACCAACTGAGGTAAATTTAGATTTAAATGAATTAGCAACTATATTATTTAATGGCGCGTTTACATTGGAGCAATCTATACAGTACACAGCTGAAAACGATATGTTATAGAGGTATCGCCATGAGTAAAGCGATGAATTTTCGCTATTTTGTCGGTGATTTTGAAACAACGGTTTATGACGAACAAGATTATACCGAAGTATGGGCGGCGGCGTGTGTTGAATTATATACAGAAGACGTTAAAATTTTTCACAGCATATCAGAAATTTTTCAATATTTGAGTGAGTTCGATGATAATGTATGCATATATTTCCACAATTTAAAATTTGATGGTGCGTTTTGGATGTCGTTTCTATTAACACAGATGGGTTTTAAACAGGCGTTTTATAACATGCCCACAGATGTGGATAAAATAGAAAAACCTGACGAAATAGAACCAATTCCACGAAAAGATATGCCGAACGATAGTTTTAATTACAGCATATCCAACATGGGACAATGGTACAGAATCACAATTAAAACAAACAATAAAATTATAGAGATTCGTGACAGTTTAAAATTGATTCCATTTTCGGTTAAAATGATAGGTGAAAGTTTCGGAACACAGCATAAAAAATTAGACATGAAATATGAGGGTTTTAGATATGCTGGGTGTGAAATAACGCCCGAAGAACAGACATACATTAAAAATGATGTATTAGTTGTGAAAGAAGCATTAGAAATAATGTTCAATGATGGACATAACAAATTAACGATTGGTTCATGTTGTTTATCTGAATTTAAAAAATTAACGGGTAATTATGAATACAAACGTAGGTATCCAGATTTATTTGCAATTGAATTAAACACAGAAAAATATGGTGCTGAGAATGTTGGCGAATATATTCGTAAAAGCTATCGTGGAGGGTGGTGTTATTTAGTGCCTGAAAAAGCTGGCATAAAATACACACAAGGGTTAACCGCTGATGTAAATTCGCTATACCCGTCCATGATGTCCAGTGAATCTGGGAATCGTTATCCAATAGGCACACCTGAATTTTGGAGCGGAAATTTTATACCAAAACAAGCACAATTCAAACACACATATTATTTTATACGCATCAGAACAAGATTTTATATTAAAGATGGTATGTTGCCAACAATACAAGTTAAAGGGAATATGTTATACCCGCCCCGAGAAATGTTAACAACAAGTGATGTATTTAATGGTGAAACAGGGCAATATTATCCATATTACATAGATACAAATGGGAATGTTGTTGACGCACGGGTGGAATTAACATTAACACAAACAGATTTTGAGTTAATAAAAGAACATTATGAATTGTTAGATTTTGAAATTTTAGACGGGTGTTGGTTCTGGACGGAGCCAGGTATTTTTGACGAGTATATTGAAAAATATAAGAAAATAAAGTTGGAAAGTAAAGGAGCGAAAAAGCAAGAAGCAAAATTATTTTTAAATAATCTATATGGGAAAATGGCCAGTAGTACGAACAGCAGTTTTAAATTAGCATATGTGCGTGATGACGGTTCAATCGGATATTTTACCATAGTACAGTATAACAAACAGGCTGGTTATATTCCAGTTGGTTCTGCTATTACTAGTTATGCTAGAAATTTTACAATTAGAGCGGCACAGAAAAATTATTATGGTGAATATAATCGTGGATTTATTTATGCTGATACAGATAGCATACATTGCGACTTAAATCCCGAAGAAGTAAAGGGCATAAAAATACATGATAAAAATTTCTGTTGTTGGAAATTAGAAAGTTATTGGAACGAAGCATTTTTTGTTCGACCAAAGACATACATTGAACATGTAACACACGAAGATGGAGAACCAATAAAACCATTTTATAATGTTACCTGTGCAGGCATGCCGAAAAAATGCAAGGATTTATTTTTGCGAAGCATGGAAGGGAGGGAGTATGACGTAGAAATTGATGGAGAAATGCGAGACGAAGAAAGGGAGTTTATAAGTGTTCATCGATTGTTGGAAGATTTCAATATTGGGTTAGAGGTGCCTAGCAAGTTATTACCAAAGACAATAAAAGGTGGAGTTGTGTTAAAAAATACAACGTATAAAATGAGGTGAATTAGATGCAGAAATAGCGAAAAAAGAAAACGGGGATGAATAACATCCCCGTTTTATATATCCTAGTCGTAAACAATACCAAAGCGAGTAGCAATCTCGACTATCCCACAGGCGGCGTATTCCATCCGTGCTTCCCTGTTTCGTCAGTGGTATAAATTTACGGGGATATCAATATGATAATGCGGCTAACAACGCTTCTTTACATTTTAGATTTTTAAATCTAAAACACCCACGTTCAAAAAAGTAACGCATATTTGAAAGAAACATGTCATTGTTTTTTAGCATAATATAATTTATATCGTGGTCATTCACGTCAACCACGATTTTCTGTTTATAAGTTTTATCGGGTTTGTCGTTACAATATATTATCCCGTTGTGTGCGTATTCACGCAGACCATAGTCACAACCCTCGTATTTTAATGTGCATAGATAACGGCCATATCCTTCAGGCTGTTCAATAAAAGTAGAGTTATCATTCAAGTATGTTGCATTGATTGAATAATTTACATATTTATCACCAGCAAAAGCTTTCATAAAGCCTGATTCTTTTTGTGCGCTTGCGGCGGATTCATTGAATCCCTGTTCCAGAACCCACCCATCACCACGCAGAAAATTCACCTCATCGGTCAATCTGGCCGATATTTTCATTGATGTATAATACGGATTCAGTAGCGTAACAGGGTTAGAAACCATATGAACAGGCACATAACGTATTTGTTTGCCGCCGCCACGAGCTATACTGGTATGTATACTGATAAATTTTCGAATTTCATTTTGACAATAGTGGTTGTTTTCAGACTGAAATTCATCAAATAAAATCCGCTCAACGTCTTTGAAAAAATGCGAATATTTTTTAATCTGGTCAGCGGCATTTAACGATATAGCATAACCACACGCTTTATCATTTAAAAATAGCTCATGAAAAATTCCGTTTACTCGTGTTTTACTGTTCATCACATCATCAGGAAAAAAGAGGGAATTTATATCCTTAAAAAATTTATCAGCGCAACCATCCAATTCATACTGGAATCTATATAACAACGCAAACTTTTCACCATGTTTCAGATATCTGTTGACATAATACCTATTAAAATAGGTGGTCTTGCCCGCTGTTCTGTTAGCCGTACATATATATATTTCTGGTTGTTTTCCGTTGATATCTCGGAGTGATAAAAGTTTTGTTCCATCATAAAAAGACATAATTTTCCCTCCCTTTTTATTATAAAACAGTTGACAAAATTTGTCAAGGTGGTATAATAAAAGAAAAAGGGGTATTATATGGAAAAAAATAGGAATATGCGCTGGTAGGGGTATTATATGGAAAAAATAGGAATATGCGCTGGTATCGGTGTTGTAAGTACAGGTATATCTGCCGCATTTGGTGGATGGGATAATACGATGTCAGCATTAGTGTTTTTTATGGTTATAGATTATTTAACTGGCCTTGCTGTGGCGGGTATTTTTAAAAAATCTACCAAGACCGCAGATGGTGGCTTAGAATCTAAAGCTGGTTGGAAGGGGTTAATCAGAAAATTTTCTGTTTTAGCCATAGTACTCATCGCCGCTCAATTAGATGTTCTCCTGAATTCTTCCTATATTCGCGATGTGGTTATATATTCTTTCTTGGCGAATGAGCTACTATCCATAATTGAAAATATGGGATTAATGGGCGTGCCTCTTCCAACCGTTTTAGAGAATGCGGTGTCCGTATTAAATAAGAAAGGAGATAAAAACAGCAATGAGTTGTAGCGCAACGGAAATAATAAACGTAGCCAAAAACGAAATTGGCATCATTGAAAAATCTACAAATAATATAAAATACAATACAGATTACTATGGTGGCTCTGTTAGTGGCAGTAAGTTTGACTACTGCGTTGTGTTTATTTGGTGGTGTTTTAACAAACTGAATAGTACATCTATATTTTGCGGTGGCACCAAAACTGCATATGTACCATATGTAGATTCATATGCACGGATAAATGGATATACTGTATCAAAATCCGACATGCGAATGGGCGACATTTTAATTTATGACTGGGACGGTGACGGCGACGGCGACCACATCGGTTTTTGTGAGTCTGTTTCTGGAAACACGATAACGACTATTGAGGGCAACACATCTGGCGCAAACGGGGAGGGAGTGTACCGAAAAACCAGAAGTAAAGCAGATGTATTGACAGTTTACAGACCGCCATATTCCAGTTCGCCATCCACCAATGTTTCACGTGAAACAATTTATAACGTGGCTGAGGCTGTTATCCGTGGAGATTATGGAAACGGAAATACAAGAAAGAAAAAACTGGAAGCAAAAGGATACAATTACAGCGAAGTACAAGATTGTGTAAACGCAATATTGGCAGATTCGGGTAATACAAATGCGGCTGAAGCAGTAATCCGTGGTGAATATGGAAACGGCACAAACAGAAAGAAAAATCTGGAAACACATGGATATAATTATAATAACGTCCAGACCATTGTGAATGCAATGTTGAAGGAGGCATAAAATGCCCACATATGTTCCACGTTATAGCACGTCCAGTCCAACAGAAATGCATGGGAATCCAATGTGGTATTCGGATAATCCATTTTACCAATCTGGGTATGGTCTTCCGAATTGTACGTGCTATGCGTGGGGAAGATATTGGGAAGTTACGGGCGAACGCCCGAACAATTTACCGACTGGAAACGCTGGGACATGGTATGATACCGCACGTTCCAGAGGATTTGAAGTTGGTAGCCAACCAGCATTAGGAGCAATATTGTGCATGGGGCGGCGTGGTTATGCTGGTCATGTGTGCGTGGTTGAATATATTGCAGATGATGGAACATTAACAGTTTCCAATTCGGCGTGGCGAGGAACATATTTTTTCCTTACAAATAACACGCCAGCGAACAATTATTTGCCCGCTGGATGGGCTTCATCTGGATATTATTTGCAAGGGTTTATATACGCGGGGCAATACGACCCAGACCCAGACCAACCGCCAGACCCAGGACCCGACCCAGGACCCGACCCGAGTTGGAGGATACCAGGTCAATTAAAATATTGGAATTATGCTCCTAATTGGTTCAAAAGATATTATAGATAGGAGGTAAAATGTGGCTGTAAAAACAGTAGAGGAATTGTTACAGGCTGTAGCTAATATTGTAGGTGACGATGACAGCGATGAAGCGTTGGCATTTATTGAAGACGTGAATGATACTGTACGTGATTTAGACGCTAGAACAATTGACACTACAGGCTGGGAAAATCGTTATAATGAAAACAATGCAGAATGGGAACGAAAATATACTGAATTAGACAATGAATGGAGAAAACGCTATAAAGAACGTTTCTTTTCTGCGTCAGAGATTAATGACGATGAGGATTTTATTGATGAAGAACAGGAAGAAAAACCAAAAGAAAAACCAAAAACAACATATGATGAATTATTCGAAACGGAGTGAAAATAAATGCCTAGGAAAGTTGCAATATCGACGCTAAATGCGTCAACGTATGATATTCTGAATGTAATTAGACAGAATGCATCTGCGGAATATCAGTCACTGGTACCAGAAGTATCGCCAGAAACAGGAGTAAGAGTTGTGGGAGAGGTATTCAGGGGATATCCTGCAATGGCTAATCAGTTTTTGTCATCCCTGATAAATAGAATAGCATTAGTTAGAATAAATAGTAAACTTTTTAACAATGCATATTCTATGTTTAAAAAAGGTTTTTTGGAATACGGGGAAACGGTTGAAGAAGTATTTGTAAATCTTGTTAAGGCAAGGGAGTTTTCTGTAGAAAAGGCCGCAGATAGAGAGCTGAAAAGAAGTGTGCCAGATGTCAGGACAGCAATGCATATAATGAATTATAGGGTGCAGTATCCTGTAACCATTCAGGATATGGATTTGCATATGGCATTCCTGTCTGAGGAAGGCGTACAGGATTTAATCGCTAAAATAATTGATAGTATTTATTCATCTGCAAATTATGATGAGTTTCTGTTGTTCAAATATCTCATGATAAAGGGAATAACATCGGGTAAAATGTACCCAGTACAGTTTGATGATAGCGATATGCACAATGCCGCCAAAGCGTTCAGAGGATTTTCTAATCTGATAACATTTATGAAAACTGAATATAATGCAGAAGGGGTACACACGTTTACGCCGAGAGATGAACAGTATATATTCATGTCCGCTGGATTTAATGCTGATTTTGATGTTGATGTATTGGCTAGTGCGTTCAACATGGATAAGGCAACATTCCTCGGGCATTTGCAACTGATTGACGATTGGACTACGTTTGATAATGACAGATTTTCTGAAATAGTTGCAAATTCTGACATGATAGAACCTGTTACTGATGCTGAATTGGCATTGATGGCTAATGTATCAGCTGTTATCGTTGACGCTGAATGGTTCCAGATTTATGATAATCAGGCTAGATTCACAGAAAAATATGTCGCATCTGGGGAATACTGGAATTATTTCTATAATGTGTGGAAAACTGTATCTATATCCCCGTTCAGCAATGCGTTGGTATTTGTAACTGATTCTGCTAATACCACTATGCCAGCGACATTTACAGTTCATATTACAGATAAATCTGAATCTGATTTTGCAACCACACTGACGCTGGAAGTTAAAACAACTGATAAACAGCCAGCAGTATTTAATCAGCAGTTCAGATTCGTGCAGACTGAACAGATGACAGAAGACGGAATTGCAATGCATCCATACGGTGCAATCCTGATACCAGAATCGGAAGTTACAGCGGCTACAAAAATTACAGTGAAAATGAATGTTGGAAATGCTAGTTACACATCGGCAACGCAGATTGACGCAACGGCTGAAGTTGATAGCACAATTACCATGAATAAAGATGCATAGTGGAAGGGATTTATATCCCTTCCTGATTTGGAGGTTATTTCATGTATATAGCACCTAATTCAGTAGTTAGAATATTGCGCAACTGCCCGTTAGATAACACGTATGACCATACGATTTATTTTTCATCGGCTAGTGCACAGGCTACATATTTTCAATCATTGACTGCATATACCCACACTAATCTGTCATATAATCGTGTAAATCGAGGGCAGTTGAAAATTCAACGAAAAGCAGAAGACATGTATAATTGCAACTACATGATGTTTCAGAACACTAGTTTTGGCGACAGATGGTTTTATGCATTTATAACATCGGTTGAGTATGTTTCTAATGAAGTATCGTTAATAACATTCGAAATAGATGTAATGCAAACGTGGTTTTTTGACGTTACATTGGAACAGTGTTTTGTGGAACGTGAACATGTTATGAATGATACTATAGGCGCGAATTTACAACCTGAACCTGTAGATTTAGGTGACTATGTGTATGATGGGTTTACTACATCAGGACATATGAGCGACCCAGTAATTGTATTAAATTCAAATGTAAACGCCGAAGGCGAAGAAATTGAACCAACACTTGCAGGTGGAATATTTCACGGAACTGGCTATATGTTTGCTGATGCTGACAACACTGGTGTTGGTAAAATACGTGCTGTATTAGATAGATTTGGTAATTGGGATGAATTAAATGAAAACGTTGTTGCCTGTTATATGTATTACCGTGATTTTTTAGATACCGACGTTCTAACAGCACAACGACCCGCAACATATCAGATTTCAAAATCTAAAAATTATTCTGATTTAGACGGGTATACACCTAAAAATAATAAATTATACACATACCCATACAATTATTTGTTAGTAACAACTGATTCAGGTGATAATGTAGAATTGCATTACGAATATTTCAGCACCAACGATTGCCAATTCAACATTGTCGGAGATGTTGCGCCCAATCCTGAAGTAATATGTGAACCAAGATTTTATAAAGGTTGTAATTATCTGCGCAATGAAAAATTAACTATTTCTGGTTTTCCACAATGCTCTTTCAACATCGATTCATTTAAAGCGTGGTTATCTCAAACAGCTAGTAATCCAGATTTGTTTGCCAGCACCGCACAATCGGCGGCAACGGGAGCTACCACTGGTGGCGCATATGGGGCGGCGGCGGGGGCGGCAATGTCCTTGTTGTCCACAGCGATAGGCGGTGCAATGGCGGCGGCAAGTCCGCCTGTCATAAAAGGAACAGCACACACTTCTTGTAGCTATGCGTCTGGCGCAAAAGATTTCTATTTTATGCCTACTACTATTACAGCAGATTTTGCCGAAAGAATCGACAATTTTTTAGACGTATACGGGTATGCAGTCAACGAGCACAAAGTCCCTAATAGGTCGGGTAGAGCACACTGGAATTATGTAAAAAATAAAACCACTAATTTGGTTGGGAATGCTCCTGCGGATGATGTTAATAAAATAGTATCAATATATAATAAGGGTATTACATTTTGGAGAAATGGTTCAGAAGTGGGTAACTATTCATTGAATAATACTTTGTAGGTGGTGATTATGGGAAGAAATAAAAACAACAGAGAGTTTTGGACATCAGGTGCCATGAACAATATGGCATATCGGTACTATTATGACCGATTGACTGAATTAGCAATATCATCTATAAAATGGAATAATCTGCCTGATACGATTGATTCTAGATTTATGGAATTAGTGCTATTCAGATACGGACAGGCGGTATTTTTCGAAGATGAAGTCATGGGATATCTATGTTTGACAAATGCGCTGAATGGTAATTGGGATGTATATAATATACCGATATTCAGACGAGCATATGCGACGAACGGTTACCAGAAACAGTTAACGAATAAAGACAGTGTTATTATTTATAATAACCTATTGCACATGAATTCCGCTAGAGATGTTCGATATTATGCTGGACGTTTAGCACAGATGGACAGGATAATAGATATCAATGTAAACGCACAGAAAACACCCGTAATGATAAAATGCGATGAAACAGAACGATTGACAATGCAAAATTTGTATATGAAATATGATGGGAATCAGCCGTTTATCTGGGGCGATAAATCTTTGTCCTCGACACCTCTGGAAACGCTGAATACTGGTGCGCCATATGTAGCTGAAGATATTTATAATTTGAAAGAAAAAGTGTGGAATGAGGCGTTGACATGCTTAGGCATATCAAATGTATCTATTACTAAAAAAGAAAGATTGATTTCTGATGAAGTAGAGCGACACATGGGAGGCGTTGTTGCGTCTCGTTATTCACGGCTAAACGCCCGCGAGCAAGCATGTGATAAAATCAATAAAATGTTTGATCTGAATTTAAGTGTTGAATTTCAAGAAAATGTTAGCGATAAAGATTTTGAAGACGGTGACGAAAAAAAACAGTACAATGAATACTAGTATTTATGGAAGAATTGACCTAAAATAAGGAGGGTAACAATGGTTAGTGTTTATACGTTTATATTCTTATTCGCCATATTTATGACAATTAACGCAATTATATGCGTAGCGTTGTTGTTGATTGGCTCGTGGGTGAAAGAAACAGCAAAATTTGTAAAAGATTTCAATCGTTGGTATGGCGATTTTCCTGAGGATTTTGATGAATTTGACTCCCTAATCGATGGCGATGAGGACGCCACTAGATACTGATGTTTAGTTATAGTTTCGGTGTAATCCTATGGTATTGTTTACAGGCTGGGTTGATAGGAGCTGGTATTGCTTTGTGGGCGGTGATTAAAAAATGAGTATGTATACAACAGAATTACGGTTTATCTGTGAAAACTATGCTGGGTTGACTGAATCAACTGGATATAATAATGTGGAACAGGTTATCGCTGGGGCATTGCCAAAATTGTTTGATTTTGATTTTCCGATTTTCGATGAAGATTATCGTACTGTGTTGGAAACGAAGATTGTGAAACATTATTATACTAGAGAAATTTCTGAGGAGACTGTAGGGCTGTGGAAATTAAGATTGAACGCTAAAATGAATGAAATAATGCCGTATTATAACAAATTGTATACGGCATGGGCGGCTGAATTTAATCCGTTGTATGATACGGATATTACAACACAGCATACGCTGGATAATGAATCCAGTCAAACGACTACAGGGAAATCAACTGACAGATTCAGTGATACGCCGCAAGGTAGTTTGCAGAATATTGAAGATAATACTTATTTATCCAGTGCAAATATAAATGATACTAATGCGACGGGTACAAGCACAAGTAGTGATGAATATTTGGAAAAAATTACGGGTAAACGTGGCGGCGCAAGTTATTCAGAAATGCTGGATAAATATAGGGATGCACTGATAAATATTGATGTTATGATTATCAATGATTTACAGGATTTATTTTTTAAATTATGGTAGGTGATTAAATGTCAGATAAAATTAGAAAAATTAGACCATTCTGTCAATATGTTTTGCCGCTGGTATATGACGACAGCTTATCATATTACGAATCAATATGTAAATTGGTACAAAAAATCAATGAAATAATAGATTTGTACAACAATATATCTGATGATTTTGGTGCTTTGGTTGATAAAAAAATCGCTGAATTTAAAATATATGTGGATAACGAAAACGCAAAACAAGACGACGATTTAAACGCTTTCAAAAATGAAACTGCTAAAAATTTTGAAGATGTTTATGATAAACTGACACTTGAAATTAACCAATTATATGCATATATTAATAATTTAGACAATGCATTACGTATATGGGTTGCTGGTGAAATCAACGCACTAAAAAAATATATTGATGAAGCTATACTGGGTAAAATAATGATATACGACCCGACAACTGGTTATAAAAACCCGTTAGACGTTGTCATAAACCATATATATGATGCACTACGTTATTATGGAATAACATGCTATGAATATGATTCAGCGAAATGGTCGGCGCAACGATATGATGATACACATATTACGGCGTTAAAATTTGACACACTGTCAAAGCGTATTATTGGTAAAATATATCAATGGTACGTGTTCGATTACGTCACTGGCACATATGACACTGTACAACGTGTTCTATATCGTCTATTTCAAACCGTCAGACCTAACGCAATTTCCGCAAATGAATATGATACACGTAATATCACATCTAATGAATATGACACGTTATCCATCACATCATTTGAATTTGATAGCGACGGTGTAAATCAAATTCCCAGTTGACGGGGAACTAATTACAGTAAATGTGTGGGATGGTTCCCCGTATACTACAAATGAATTTGATATATCTAACATAATTACTAATGTATGGGATTTTAAAAAATGGGAGGGATTATAAAATGTCATCTACAAATAAAACGCCTAACTACAATTTGCCACAGTGGGTAGGAACAGACCACCCGACTTTTTCAGGTGATTTCAACAGCGCATTTTCTGCTATTGACACAGGTATGAACAATAACAAAACCACCGCAGAATCCGCACAGGCAACAGCACAGGCCGCACAGTCAACCGCAGAATCCGCACAGGCGGCTAGCGCGAACGCAACACGAGTGGCACCTATGACTTGCGATGCATTCGATAACATGTACATCATGGCGGGTAATCAGCCGCCAGAAAAATAAAATGTTTATTCAAAATTTGAAAGGAGTTTAAAATGGGTTCAACTAACAAAACACAGTATTTAGAATTGCCACAGTGGATAGGCACAGATCAACCAACGTGGCTTGGCGACATGAACGACGCTTTCTTGAAAATTGACAAAGGATATAACACTATTAGCGGCAACGCATCCTCTGCTATCTCTCAAGCGGGGCAAGCTGTACAAACAGCAACCAATGCAAAAACAGCCGCCACTAACGCAGAAGAAGAAGCCGAAAATGCAAAAAATATCGCAGACACCGCGCAAAATACCGCACAGTCCGCGCTGACCACAGCAAACACCGCTCTATCTAACGCTAATAACGCCGTCGAAGGATTACAGTTGAAAGTAAATTTAACAGATTTAACTAATTGGGTAACACTAGCAACCACAATCCCACAAGCAACTACAGCTTCAGAAATCACGGTGTTATACAATCCTACTTTAAAAATGTTAAATATTTTTGGTAGACTTTTAGCATCTGCCGCCGCTTTCACTGGGCCAACTATTTTTAGAATAACCAACTTACCATTTACAATAACCCAAAACAGAAATATTTATGGTGGTTTTTTTAGAACCACTTCGGGTAACACAGACGTACTGCCCGTAATACTCACAACTAATGGTAGTGTTAATGTCAACACTACTATCACACCAAATATTGGAAAAGAAGTTTCATGTAATGTATTACTCAATGTGTCAACCTGGAATTAATTATTACATCAAACATCCAGCGAATATAAACATTCGCTGGATAATTTTTATTATTTGTTTGTTCTAACTAACTTGTTTCGATTTTTAACCCATCATTCTAATAGGTTTATACCCACATCGGCACCGACCCAGGAAAATATTTCCATATTAGTTGTTTGTTCTAACTAACTTTACTCAAATTTTAAACCCATCATTCTAGTAGGTTTATTGGAATTTTGTTCCAGTTGGTACGACAATGTTCCTCTGGAAAGTTTTTCCAGTTGGGGAATTGGAAAAATTTTCTGGACGTGTTAACTACCAC